TGAAAAATCGATATGATTTAACAGTATTAGATGATAATAGAGATTTAGGAGCAGAATTAGCTTTAACTGATCATCAAGAATCGTTAAAAGATTTTACCAATCAATGGTGTGCTTGGTATGATGATAATCTAAATGTTATCTTTTCTAATAAAAGAGATATTGTAGTAGCTGATACTATTTTAGAACTTTTTAGAATGCGTGATAATATTGAAAATTTTAATAAGAAAGCTCTTTATATTCTTATAAGAGAAAGAACCGGACTTAAGACTCAAAATATTACCAAAGTAATTAATGTCATGAAACGTGATTATGCAAAGATGTATCAGGTTTATAAAATCTCTGGTCATATTGTTAACTGTAGAAATCACCAATAAACCACCTGTTCTCATATTTATAATAAAGGTAGATTTATATGAGTAACGAATACGAATTATTTAACGGCACAAAATTCTCTGATTTGATGCGTGATATTTATCATAATTCAAAAAAGAAGTCTAGGCAAATAGATGGACTTATAAAAGAATTACAGCCTATGATTGGAAATGTTGGAGATGCAACAGTTATAGTTCCAATGATAAAAGATTATCTAGAAGTTTCGGTTAAGAATGATGATGCATTAGTTAAGTTAGCTGCTGTAGTACAACGATTAGTAACAGCAACTAGTAAAGATGATGACGGAAATGAATTTGGTCTTTCTGAAGATGAAAGAAAGCGATTATTAGAAGAGGCTGAAGAAGAAATTAAGGTAATAAAAGAAACAACTAAAATAGAAGAAGAAGCAGATGGCAACAGAAATTCTGATAGGACAAGTATTACAGACGACCTTTCCTAGTCAATATGGAAAATGGAGAAATCCACTTAATCCATTACAGACTCTAAAGCCTGGCGCAATCCGTGTACGTACTAGAGGGTCGAGTACACAAGCTTCAAATGAAGTATGGGCAACACCAGCTAATCCACATTATCATCAAGTTCCTGTATATGGAGAACAAGTAATGTTAATGACTCATGCAGATGGTGGTGGTTCAATATTCTCTCAACAAAAATATTATTACATATCATTATTAAATTCACATGGATTATTAAATAATTCTAGATTACCTTTCTTGCAAGATGCTAGGGTTAGTGGACGTAGTTATTTGCCATCTCCAATATCACTTACCTTTCCAGGAATTAAACCTATCCAACCAACATTCATGGAAAAGAAAGTAACTACATTACAACCGTTTACTGGAGATATTATTCATCAAGATAGATTTGGTTGTGGTATGAGATATTCATCAACTCATATGATATTGTTGCCGTATAAGAAAAAACCATTTTGGAAAGGAGTTAAACCACATGACCCAATTATAACTCTTACATGTGGTATTGATGATGCAATGAAAGGTGACCCTACTTCTAAACATTATGCAGTAGAAGATCCGGATAAAGATAAGACATGGATATACATGACAACTTCTCAAAAAATTGAAAAGTTCAAAACAGCCCAAAAGAAATTAGGCGATGGTGTCGATCCATTTATGACATATTTGAAACCTCAATTATTAGGTGCTTCTGATAGAATTATTTTTAATGCAAAGAAAGATGAGATTGTATTAGTAGCAAAAAAGGATGTAAAGATTGCAACACCTAAATGGCAAACCGATATGGATGATTTCTTTACAGAAGTGTTAAAGCTAATACAAGAGGTTATCAAACAAAATAAAAATTTAGAAGATGCACATAAAGAATATGGTGCAATAGCGCAAGCAAATGCAACATCTATTCATCCAACGCCAGTAGGACCTTCTGGTCCACCATTGAATGCAGCTGCATTTGTAAAATCGAAAGGAAAGTCGGTTAAGAATGCAACTACAACAAAATCAATTCGTAAAAGGATTGAGGCAATCGAAAAGAAAATAAAAAAGATGAAGCAGTAATATGTTGAAATGGCAAGTATGTGAAAACCGATTAGGCGATTATCTAGCATCAAAACACAGTAAAACTAATCCAAAAACAATATATGCTACAGCTCAAAAAATAGCTGATTGTTATCATTTAGCAGTAAAGGATGCAATACCAAAAAGAAATCCTGGATTCACAGTAGTACAAGCTACATTTATAGGATTAAATAAATTACCAGTACAAGATGGATTTCATACTGTATTGAAAAGATTAAGTACTAGTAAATCGGAATCTGAAACAAAGGCAATTGATTGGAGTCCAGCAGCTGCAGGCATACTTAAATATTGGACTGGTAAACAATTATTACCATCAGCACCTCCGCCAGTAACACCGTGGTTAGATATTCCAACAGAGTTTGGTACAGCTCCTCCACCACCTGCTGCTCCAATACCAATACATACGCCTCCATTAATTCCGCCATCGATGGTTTTAGTTCCTGGAACACTTAAACCATTAGATCAGCAATTACGTGATGCGTTCAATAAAAAGAAACCTAGATTAGTTGCTAAATTTGCAGTGATAGCATTTCAAAATCATGCTAAATTAATTTCCGGAATGATGACTTGGTTAAATACCGCTCCACCGGTAGCACCACCAGTTCCGACACCATTTCCATGGACCGGAATACAATAGTAAATTAAGCACTCTATTTAGATATATTAACATATTTATTAAAAAGAAAGGGAATTAGACTATGAAAACGGAATTATTTATTAAATTATTACGTAAAGTTATTCGCGAAGAAGTCTCTAAAGCGGTTAAAGAAGTGTTAACTGAACAAACAGTTGATCACGATAAAGTTATGAATCATGGTATGAATTTGGCCGAAATGGCACAAAATCCTAGACCAAAGAAAACTAGGGCAAAGAAAGAATATTCAAAGAATGAAATGTTGAATGATATATTAAATGAAACAGCAGCAACTGGCAATTTTGCTTCAATGAATAATGGTCCAATGGTAAGTGGTGGAACATTTGATTCTAGTATGGCACAGTCATTTGGCGCCAGTAGACGTCCGCAATCATTGGCACCTACGGGTATAAATGGCGAAGCAGTAGATATGTCAAATGAAGGTGTTGCGACTGCAGTAAAAGCAATGACAAAAGATTATTCAGCATTAATGAAAGCAATAGATAAAAAGAAAGGCAAATAATAAATGGCAAGACCAGTATACCAATATAGACCTAGAAATGATGATCCGGATTCTGGAATAGGACTTTTATTACCATTTAATAAAGGTGCTAAAGGAAAGGCTCCACAAACTCATTACGCTTCAGGTTCAATTACTGGTAATGGTGTATTTGAGTTATCTTATACTACAGAAGAACAAGTGATTTCTAATCTTAAGAATTTATTATTAACAACTAAAGGTGAAAGATTGATGCAACCTAATTTTGGTACTAGTATGCGTACAATTATATTTGAAAATAATACACCTGAATTACGTGATTTATTATTTGATGCAATTAATGAAGATATAGAATATTGGTTGCCATATGTAAAATTAAAAGCTGTTGATATCGGAACAAGTGAAGACAGACATACCTTAATTGTAACACTGAGATTTAGGATTGAATCAATTGGAGCAGAAGTTGTAATAAATGTATTAGCATCTGAAAATGCATTTACAGTACAAGAAATATCTGAAGAAGATTTTGAACTTCAACAAGTTGGAACTTTTGGTGCTGATACATTTGGTGGATTAGGTGATTTTAATACTTCAACAGGGACATATTAAAGGGAATAGATTATGGCAAAAAATGATATTAAAAAAGATGTTAAGTACTTAAATAAAGATTTTTCTCAATTCAGACAGAATCTGATTAATTTTGCGAAATCATATTTTCCAAATACTTATCAAGATTTTAACGAATCATCTCCAGGTATGATGTTTATTGAAATGGCATCTTATGTTGGTGATGTTTTATCATATTATACAGATACATCATTTAGAGAATCATTATTAGGAAGAGCTCGTGAAAGTTCAAATGTGTTAATGTTGTCACAATTATTTGGATATAAGCCAACATTAAATTCTCCAGCAACATGTAAATTAGATGTATTTCAATTAGTTCCAGCAAAAGGTAGTAGTGGTGCAGAATCACCAGATATGGAATATGCATTAACAATTGGTTCTGGAATGCAAGTTGCAACAGAAGGTGGTCAAGTATATCATACAGAAGAACCATTAGACATGTCACATGAGCCTGATATAACTGTTTATGAAATAAGTAGTGGTGGTGATGTTGCAAGATACCTACTTAAGAAAAAGGTTAATGTAATTTCCGGAGAAATTAAAACATTGCAATTTACTTTTACAGATCCTAAACCTTATGATAAAATAGTATTACCAGATGATAATGTAATTGATATATTAAGTGTAACAGATACTATGGGCTTTAATTGGAATGAAGTTGATTATTTAGCACAAGATACTATTATGGAAGATATTGCAAATATTCCATTTAATGACCCAGAATTATCAGAATATAGATCAACAGTACCATATATAATGAAGTTAAAGAAAACACCTAGGAGATGGGTAAAGCGTTTGCGTGATGATGGTAGAATGGAATTACAATTTGGTTCAGGTATTAGTTCAGATGCAGATGAAGAGATTATACCTAATCCTAAAAATGTTGGTCATGGATTAGAGCATCTAAGACGAACAACTACTAGTACAATTGACCCTACAAACTTTTTATATACTAGTACATATGGATTAGTTCCTCAAAATACTACATTGACTGTTACATATTCAATAGGAGGGTCAGTTGAAGAAAATGTAGGTGTTAATGCAATTACAATTATTGATAAAATTGAATACTTGAACGAAACAGGATTAGTTGATTTAACTGCTACAAAAGAATCTGTTGCAATAACAAATGATGAACCTGCAACTGGTGCAAAGAGTAGACAAGATATTGAACATATTAGACAAAATGCAATGGCAACATATGCGGCACAGAGTCGTGTTATTACTAGAGAAGATTATATAGCTCGTGTTTATGCAATGCCTACCAGATTTGGTAGTGTTGCGAAATGTTATATTGTAGGTGATACACAAATTAATACTTATGATAAAACATATCCATCAGAGACAGTTGAAAATCCATATGCATTAAATTTATATTTGCTTGCTTATAATGAACAAAATCATTTTATTGAAGCAAATCAAGCACTTAAAGAAAATGTTAGAACATATCTTTCACAATATAGATTATTAACTGATGCTATTAATTGTAAAACAGCATTTGTAATTAATGTTGGAATTAATTTTGAAGTAATTCCAAAACCAGATTATAACTCAAATGAAGTTATATTAAGATGTATTGAAAAATTAAAAACATTATTGCATCATAGTAGAATGCAAATTAATGCTCCTATAAACATTTCAAATTTGATATCCGAATTAGATCAAGTAGAGGGTGTTCAAAGTATTCCAACATTAGAATTAGTAAATCTACATAGTCAGAATTTAGGATATTCTGGAAACGAATATGATATAAATTCGGCAATTAAAAATAACATATTATATCCATCATTAGATCCAAGTATATTTGAATGTAAATATCCTAATAAAGATATAACAGGTAGGGCAATTAAACCATAAGGGATGAATTATGTATAGAATATTTTACGCAGAAAAGGATGCAACAATATATGAAACTCACCCAAATCGAAATGCTGGGATTGACCAAATATTAGAACTAATAAAAATTACGTCTGGTTCAAAAGTTGATGGTACTATAAAAGAGAAACAATATAATACTAGAATACTTTTAGACTTTGGAAAAGAAATTACAGCATTATCTGAATCAATTGTTGCAGGAGATATTCCGGCATTAAATAATAATAATGTCACATCAGCATCAGTGTTCTTAAATTTACATGCTGCAGATGCAGCTGATTTATTACATGATTATGATGTCAAAGCATTTCCAGTATCTCAATCATGGGTTAATGGTAATGGATATGCTACATCAGAACCTCAGCAAACAAATGGAGTATCATGGGATTTCAGAAATTACAAAGATGGGATAAAATGGGATACAGGTTCATATAGTAGTGGAACGTCACCAGGAGTAACTAGAACAACAGGCGGTGGTTCATGGTATACAGGATCTGGATATGAAGCAAGTCAATCATTTAGTAATGAGTCTCCGGATTTGAGAATGAACGTAACTGATATTGTTAATTTTTGGATAAAGAGTGGGTCTTCTGTTAATAATGGATTCATGATTAAGCGTCCTAAATCACAAGAAGCAAATAGTGATATATTAGGTTCATTAAAATTCTTTGGAAGAGAAACTCATACAATATATGTTCCAAGATTAGAAGTATGTTGGGATGATATAAATAATGCAGGTGGAACGAGTGCAATATCATCTGAGACATATGTTCCATATATTAAAAATATTAAAGCCGAATATAGAAGATCTGATATTGCAAGATTTAGAATAGGAGTTCGTCCAGAGTTTCCAACTAGATCTTTTACAACATCATCATTTTATATGACTTCAGAAAGATTGCCAGCATCAAGTTCATATTCAATATATGATTCTGTTACAAATGATATTATAATACAAGATGAACCTGTATATAGTAAATCAAAAACAAAGATAAGTAATGATAGTAAAGGCAGTTATTTTGATTTAAGAATGGATTCTTTCATGCCAGAAAGATATTATAAAATACAATTAAAATGTACAAGGACAAATGATACACAAACATTTGATGACTTTTACTTTAAGGTAGTTAATTAAGATGAGTATAACAGACGACGAATTATATAACGAAAACCAAAGGGGAAATAACAGGTACACTAATCAGTTGAATCCTGAAGAATCGCTTGACAAATCAAACGAGTATAATCAGGCATTACTGAATATATTGAGAACTGAATTTCCTGATGACGACTTTTATCGTAATGGTCGATTAACACCTCCACCTCCAGTTTCTAGGCCAAAAACTTTTTCAGAAACACAAAAAGATCCAACAAAACTTACAATGGCTGATCGTAATCCTAAGGATGTTGTTAAAGCAGTTGCCGGAACAGATGCATATGTAGAATATGATTTAATTAAAACATATCCAACTATAGATGAGGAGGAGTTAGATGAATTATTGGATGAAGAATGGGATACATTTGAAGATCCAGATGATGACGAAGATGATGTATTAGAGCCAGCAGTAGATGGTTTATTTTTAGTTAACTCTGAAGTTGATATGACAGACTTTCATGATTTATATATAAGATATGGACCACAGAATTTAGTACAACCTGAAGATACTGAAAATGAAATAGATGATGCAACTATGGTAGAACGTGTGTTTTGTGTATTTTTTATCCATAATGGAGTAGCACGTCCTATACCAACATATAAAACATTAGAAGTTATGTTAGTCGAAAGAGGATTGACATACGAAGATATAAATGAAGCGACGCCGGAAGAAGTTAAAGAATTTGATTTATTATTAGACGGTGACTTAGAAGATCCAGAAGATCGTGCTTTAGCAGATATAGATGGCGATGATGATGTTTCTCCTTTAGAAGAATTTAGATTCCGTCAAATGATTAATCGTGATGCAACATGGACTCCACATATAAGATATCGTTCTGGATATGAAATAAAAGCTCCATTTTTAAGAGATCCAGGAGATTATATTAAACCAGAATCTATTAGAGCTCCAATGGGTAGAATAGCAGAAGATGAGTCCGGAGAAGAGTTGCCACCAGATATATTCCAAGCAGAAGATCCGGAAGATAGATATTTTGATCAAGTTTTTCAAAAACAAACTTATAAAGAAATGTTACGTGAAAAGTATGAAGGTAAAATGATTGTATTAGATTGGCCTAATCCATATGACCAAGAAGGAGTTACAAGAGGTACTGCTTTCAAAGCTGATGATCAAACTAATAATGTTAGAATGTTAGTTAATGGATTTTGGAAAAAGGTTGAAAATCTAGCTACATTTAGAATGTATGCGGCAGTTGAAAATCATGACCTAGGAGATTTATCAGCACCTCAGGATGCACAAATAGGTGATGATACTGTATCATTTAATGCTATCTATGGAGAAAATGGCGCAATCAATTTATTGATTAGAGCTGGTGGTATTGAACGTATAAGAGGAACATCAGAAGAATATGATAATAGTCAAGCAATTCCGCCATGGAATGATTTTATGCATATTGTTGAAGCTGATGATGATGGAAGACAGGGATTGGATGAAGATGAATATAAAGAATATTTAGAAAATTATAGCAATGGTAATAACATGTTTCTTAAAGAACATTTAGAACCATATGAGCCTGCAGGGTCAGTTCATTATTATAATAAAACGGCATATGCTGAATATGTTGAACAAGCATTACAACAAATAGAAATTGATGCTATAAAAGATCAAATCAAAGAAATATGGCCAATGGTTGCTTCTAGACTTGAATACTTAAAAATACGATTAGATGCTTCACCAGATAATTTTGCTGAACATCTTGATAAACATTTAGGTCCTAAAAGTGATCTTTATAAAGTAATGATAGCAAAAAGCGGAAATTACAAGTTAATAAAAAGTAAGCGTAAAGGAAAGAAAATAAAGACAAAAAAATCAAGTTCAAGAATTTTCAAACTTTGTAGCAAATCAACTACCATCAAATGGTCAATGAATGAAAGAACTGAAGAAAAAATTGTTTCAGAATATAAATGGATGAAGACAGTTGAACGTGATAAATTTGCTGCATGGTTATCGGGTGGTACAGGAGAAGATGATAATCAAATTCCATCACTAGGAACTTTAGTTGATGAAGGTGATGTTGCAGCAGCTGCTACATTAGCATTGGCCGGCAGAATGGATATAGCGTATGTTTCAACTGTAGCGGCCGCTGAGGTTTTAGATGGCATGTTAGAAGCAGGACAAATGATATTAGATGAACTACCAGAAGCTATTAGAGATGTTGCCGGAGGTGCTGGAATATTAACAACCGGGTTGATTGGAGCTAATTTGTTAATGGGTGGCGGAATAGGTTTAGGAGCAGCCGGAGGTACTGCTACCGGGTTATCTGGAATATTTAGTGCAGCTGGAGGACCATGGTTATCTACAATTGTAACTAATCCATTCTTTGCAGGAGCAGCTATTGGAATAGCAGCATTTGCAATTATTGATTGGGCAGCCGGAGAAGTTAAACCTGACAAACATGAAATGCCGCCATGGAG